GTTTGTGAGTGTATCTCTATTACATATCCATAATCATCAAATGTTGTTGATCCTGTAGAAATTTGTCCATAATCTGGATCACCAACCAATAATATAGTTTGTTCACTATAGTCATAGACAACTGATTCATCTTTGGTGCCAAAACCGAATAGAGATCCTGTAGTATCATCTGGACTGTAGGTTACTCTATACTCTCCAGATGCAGAGAAGTTCTTATTAATCCATTCTGTATTTGCTGAACCTTGAATGTACAATCCACCAAATGGAATCAGACTTTCAGTTATAGTAATTAAACCATCATCTTCCTGGCCAACAACTACATCGGTTATGAATCCATAGTCAAGATATACTGAAACTGGGTCTGTAATAGATCCACTATCAGTAGTTTCTATTATTAGAGATGAAAGTTTATTATACTCATAAGTTGCGGCTTCTATCTTCTCACCAAATCCAAATAGTGATCCTGTAGTATCATCTGGACTGTAGGTTACTCTATACTCTCCAGATGCAGAGAAGTTCTTATTAATCCATTCTGTATTTGCTGAACCATTTACGGAGAATAATCCAAATGGTAAGTTTGAAGATACAATTTCAATTGTATTATAATCTATTTGTTCAGATACATCAGAATCAATAATAAATCCATAATCAACGGTGACTGTTGGGGTATCTGTGATTAATCCCTCATCAAAAGTTTCAAGAATATCTGCAGAACTTACGTTATAATCATAAGTTGCGGCTTCTATCTTCTCACCAAATCCAAATAGTGATCCTGTAGTATCATCTGGACTGTAGGTTACTCTATACTCTCCAGATGCATTGTATGTTCTAATATCATCTGGAGGTCTTACGTGTGCCGATCCAGTTATAATACCAATTGAACCAAATGGAGTAACTGGTTGAGTATTAATAATTAAACCAAGATCCTCATTTCCTAAAGACGTTGGAGAAGTTATTAATCCATAATCAATACTTAAGGTTACTGGATCAGTTATTAAACCTGAAGTTTCAGTTATAAATGGGGATGTTTCAATTATACTATAGTCATATCTTACTTTTTCAATGCATATTCCATCACTTTGAATATTAATCTTTTCTTCTGGTGTATTTGAAATGACTATTTCAACAGCGTTACCAGTTAACTTAATGTTTGGTTTTGGTTCACTACTATCAAAAGTTAAGGTAGTATTATCAAAAGTTGCTTGTGAAGAACCAAGATTATTTTCAAAAGTATCCTCATCAATTGGTGGAATATAGGAAACTTGTTCTATACATGCACCATAAGATTGAATCAATACGGTATTAATTTCTTTTACAAAAGCACTATTTGAAGAAGATCCTGTTATTTCAATTAAGCCAGTAGCCGCTGCTGTTGATTCGGTTATTTCCGTCGTACCACAATCAATATGTTCTTCTACTGGAGCCGTAAGGGTTCCATAATTTGATATAGAAGTTACTGGATCTGTTATTAAACCATTATCTTCTGCAAGAAGTTCAACATCTGAAAATGGATTTGAATAATTATAACTCGTCTTTTCAGTAATAAATCCAGAATATTCTAGAGAAGTAATTTCATCTACTACTTCATTAGAAATAAAATAATTTATTGATTGTCCCTGCAATGAGAGGACAACATTATCTTCAGGTGGATTATATCTTACAGATTCTTCTATAGAAGAAGATAATTTAAAAGTTGGTAAATCACCAATATAATTTTTAAATATACTTTCTTGCGCTAATGAAGAAAAATTTAATGTGGGCAGATCTCCCACATATTTTTTAATTAATTTCTGAGAAAAATCTAATCCAGATACTATTAAGAGTGGGCCTCCTGCAGCACCTCCACCCCAAATTTCTGGATCTGGTTGTTTACAATCTGAATTATATTGATATACGTGAGAGCTCATGACTGACCTCCCCCAGAAACATCAGGTATTACTTTTCTTTCAAGATCATTAGAGAGTTGAAAAATTACACTAAACCCAATCCAACGAAGTATGACTCCATGCAAAATAATTGATCTTGCATTAATCTCAATATATTTTCTAAAAATATTATTATCTTTTTGATATTTGGTTTTGTTGTTTGAAATTCTGATCTTACCAAAAGGAAGAAGAGTTTCCTTACAATCAATACGATAAAAATCTTCCTTTGAGTCTATTTGTTCCGATAAATTTCCGCAGTCTTCAACTTCCCAAGAAGAGGTTGTCAAAAGACCAAGATCTTCTTGGGAGTATTCATTAACAGTAGATGAATTATACTCGTAAATATTCATCTTGGCACAACAACAATAGACCTTCTAATAAAAAAGGGATTGCATTTATTACAATCCCCAAAAACTCAATTATGTATTTATTTATATATCAGTCAAGAGCGACATTAAGTGTAATCTTGATTTGGTCTCCGTTGTTTTGAATGCTGTAAGGACCATTGGTAAATCTTTCAGCATACATGATAGAACTATAGAGTGTGCAAGTATTAAGTCCTGCAACTCCGTTTAGAGTTGGCGAAAGAGCTGGAGAAGTATAGAACTCATTAGCATTTGGAACACTGAATACAGTATAAGTTCCAGAGGCTGTAGTTGTATTACCTGTACCAGCTGCAACATAGAGTACATCGCCAGCAACTAATTGGTGACCGACTGCAGAAATTTTACCAAAACTAAAGGTAACACTTGGATCTGTAGCAACCTGAATGTTATCAATAAGAGCTTTATCCAAGTAAATAACTTTTAATGCTCTATCAATACCAATAACTTGTGTTCCAGTTTGAATACCTGCATTACCACCAACGATCATTCCTAGTGTTAAGTCATCAACACTTTGATCTGGGTCAATTGTGATATATTGATTTCCAATAACTCCAATAACTGGGTCAGTATTATCTCCTTTGGATACGGTTGTTCCAACGCCAACTGTTGCAAAATGTTGCACGCCTTGAACAGTGTAAGGCATATTATTTGCACGAGTTACATAGTAACCATAAACATCACCAGCGTCTCCGGTAAATGTAAATGTCTGTTCTGGGTAAGTTGCAGTTGTTCCAGAACCTACATTATTAATTCTCCAACGTGATCCGTTCAAGAGAATGCCTGTTTGTGATGTATAAGTTTGATCAGTTCTATTATTTACACAATATGGATATCCAGTGGTTGGAGCATATCCATAAGCATTAGTATTTCCAACTCCATATGGTTCATAATAAGCAGTAGGGGAAGGGACATCCGATTCTGCTGGAGTCGTGTTACTTGTGTAGAGTTTAAGAACTAGGTTTCTTGGGGACTGCGCTGATAACGCAGCGGTATGATTATTCTGAGCAATCAAATACCTTAGTGATTCAATTTCCCCAATATTAGGAACTAATAGTGCCATTTAAACAACTCCGTACGACTTGGTGACGTTTGATAACTATCTTTATTTATAATTTTAATTTTAAAGAGATTAGAAATCTATTAATGTTATTCACCGTTATGACATCAAACGTCAGGATGTCTCCAGCAACTATTGATGTATCCCAATTATTTAGGTTATCATCTCGGACTTTTCTTTCGTTAAAGAATTGTGGATAAACACCTCCAACTATAGAGGTAAATGTTGGAAAATTAGTATAATTTGATTTTTTTATGTCTAATGTCAAATCTCCCTCTTGATCTGACAAAATCACTAATGACTCAATAACTCCACTAACATCCAAAGTAACAGATCCTTTATTTCCAGGAAGCATTTCAATAGATCCACTGTCAATTACATAATTTATAGTTCTAGTTAAATCTGCTGTTGTAGCTAAAGCAATAATAAAAACATCATCTCCTGGATTTGGAGCAACTGTAAAAATAATATTATTTGTTGACGTTGTATAATCTTCAATCGGTTCCATTACAAGATTATTCTTAACAACGATCAATTGTTGATCATTAATTGGAACATAAGAATTGCCACTTGCATTTAATCCAAAAGTATGGGCAACTCCCGTAAATTGAGAATTTATATTATCAAGAATAATATTTCCATATTGAATAGATTTGGTGGGAATTTCATAATCTACACCAATTCTATACGGACCAGGTTCATTTAAAGTTACTAAGTAATCTGTCATTAGGATACTCCTGGTGTTACCAAAACATTTCCTTGAACAGCCCTAGTTCTATAAGAATTTGGAGAAATCAAAATAACATCATAAACGTATCTTCCGCCTTCTATTGCATCAGTAGCAGTATAACCCATTGATACTGCAATTTTTCCATTTAGTCTATCTACAAAAGAGAGAGTTAACGGATATGCAGTAGAAGATGTTGGGTGTTTTCTAATTGAAGAAATACCGGTATAGCCAGTCAAATTTAATGGTGCATTATTAGTGTTCCTGATCGTAAAGGTGGCTTGAAAGTCAACCCCTTGTTCAAGAACTAAGTTTACATTCCTTGCCGCCATTATTAGAACCTGTTTTTAAGTATTTATGAATTAGATTGTAATTGAGATACCAATTCTTTCATTAATATTTTTAATTCACTCAATTCATTTTTTATTTTTTCAATTTCCTGTTTTTCTTCATTTTTTGACTGATCTATTTGGTTAAGTTTTTCTGTCATTTCATCCAATCTGGCTACTTCTTTTATCTTTGTGCTTTTTAGTTGCAAATATCTTTCATAATCAGATTCAGAGCAATTTAAAATTGCCTTAGAATTTCCATCCCTAAAAAGTCCCTTATTCCCCTCTACTGGTATTAAACTCATAATCTTAAATAGTTGCGATTACTCTAAAATCTCTAATTTTTGGAACAAAAGCGGAATTTGTACCCGACATCAATATTTTGATTTGGAACCCGTTAAACTGAGGAAGATTGGAAGCAGTAAATTCATAAGAATTGAAATTATCTTCCGCTGTTGAATTTGCAACCTTTTTGTCAGGTTTTCCATCATTTTTTGCTGGATTAATCACTTGAGAATTTGAATCTAAGTTATCATATCCTGGGAATAATTGCCAGAGTTGAGCTTGTGCTGGGACATCTGATCTAAAAATTCTATAACACACTCTAATATCATTTGTTGAATGTCTGAAAGCGTCAAAGAATACCTTTAGATTATCAGCGACTTTATCAAGAACAACAATATTACTTAGATATGTTGCTGCTGTGGGGTCATCTACCAAAGAATTGACTCTTGGATCTGTAGCATAGTTTTCAATCTTGGAATTAATTCTATTGGCAATAGTAATTACATTAACTCTATCCAAATCAATCATTGGAGAAACTTTTTCATCTTCTGTACTTAATGTTAATTCCATAGTAAAAGATTTTTTACCAGGGAAATCTGACAGATAAGTTTCTTCGTTAATTTGAGAACAAATAATTCTTGGAGATCCAAATTCATTATTATCATTCAATGAGACATCCACAAATCCCTGATCTAAGAAAGCTGTTAGGTCACTATCAGGTGAGGCTCCGCTAAAAGTTCTTGCTTTTGCAGATATTGATGTTTTTTGCGGCAATAGTGTTTGGAAATTTGGTCTGAAGATATTGAATGGTATGTTTTGAGTCGCTTTAGGTCCTTTTGGAGATCCTTGGAGTGGTACAGTATCATAAGATCCGCAAGATTTGTCGGAATTAAAATAAAGAGATGGATATCCAAGAGCGTTTCCTGGGGTTCTATCAGTGCCCCTACTACTCATACCAACTTTAATATAATAATAATCTAAGTCTGTTGGATATTTTACTAAATTAGTATCTGAGAAATTATGAATTTTATTAATTCTTCTTAAAGATACCCCATTTAATTCATATTTAAAGATTGGGAACTCAAGAGCATAACTTCCGGAAATACTATTATCTACATTCCTAGTTATTCCTGTTAAACTATTAGTGGATGTAATTACACCAGTATAAGAAATTACTTCATTATCAATTAAAACGTATCCCGGATTTACTGAAGAAACGGGCACATTTTCAAAACTGGTGAAAATTCCAACAGAACTTACTACAATATCACTGGTGGAAGTAGAATTATAACTGGCTTTTAAAGTTTCTGGTTTTTGATCAGGTTCTATTCCAGTGAGAACTACTCTATCAACCAAAGAATACATTCCATGATTATTATGACTTACTTTAAAATGCAATCCATCCGTTAAGTCAGTTATAGTTTTTACAGATGCTCCAGAAAGAAGAGAAGTTCCACCAGCACCAACATAATACAAACTATCTGTTGAATTTTGAACTGGATCGCCTTGAACTCTATTTAATAATAAAGAATTAAAAGACGAAATTATTCCAACATTATTTGGAATTGTTATAATTAAATTATCTCCTAAGCTATCAGTTTGAGAATAATTAACTTCTAATGAATCACCATAAGCATAACCAGTTCCTCCTATAGAAACTGTGGCTGCAATAGCAACTCCATTATTGACACTTAAATTAACCTTTGCACCAAAACCATTACCAGTTATAGCAATTAAATCTACATTAGAATACGTTTTAAATGCAGAAGTGAACCCGATTCCTGCTGAAGTTATTGCTAATGTACTTCCTATTCCTATTGATCCAACTACACTTTTTAAATTTCCTCTAAATGATGGATTGTTAGATTGTAATATCGGACTTCCAAGAGATAATCCAGAAACTTCAGAGGAAGTCAAACTCTTACCTAGTCCGATTAAAGTTGATTTAGAAATACAATCTAATGCATTTGGTCTTAAAGTTACAACCTGATTATTACCGATATCTAACTTTGGATTATAGAATCTTACAGTGGAAGATCCGGTAACAAATTTTGCTCTATAGAGAGTTAGCTTGAGATCCTCTAATTGACTTGGATCCCATGTTGCACCATTTTGAGATTTAAACAATGAACCTAATAAAGGTTGTTGGGAAACAACTACTTTTTGTGATTCTGGAAGATCTAGTGTTGTAACATCTTCTTCACCCATCCTAGATACCCATACTTTATATTCATTTGATGCAGAAAGCAATACTACACAATAAGAATTTCCGCTTTCAAGATATACCGGAGATGGGAAAGTGAATGTTGTTGCAGTTTTACCATCATCAGAAGTATTTACTTGACTTGGATCTAAAACAACTTCACCAAATGGAATAATTGTAGTTGTTGGCAAACCAGTTTGCATAGTTCTGATTTGCATTGTAACTGGTAAATCATTTGTATCCTTTGCTTGGAAGAATACATCACACTTGGTAATAAATACTCCATTTTCATCAGGAACTTCAAAAGATTGTGCAAGAGGGTCTACCCATCTAGACTGAGTTACTGTACGATTGGAGAACGAAGTTCCAGCTTGAAGAGTAGTTTGTGTACTTGATAGAGTTCTTTCTTCACTTCTATCAATTCTTTCAACATTTGCATTTCTTGTTCTTAAAGTAACTTCTTCAGTGTTATTTAAAGTTCCCGAAGAAGTAAACTTAGTATCAGCAGTACTGTCAGTAGATCCAACAATTGTGCTGTTAGTAGAACTAGTGGTAAGAACAAAAGTCTTTGTTCCAGTTTCAAATGAAGGGGTGGATTGTAATTTTGAATCTGGAATAAACAATGATCCGATTAAAGTACCAGAACTATCAGTAATTAATCTCACATTAGTTACTTTTGCAATAGCGTTAGAGGTCTCTCCTTTTAATTGCATGTTCTGAACAATATGTCCATAAAATCCAGAAGCCGACTGTAGTTCTAAGGAAGCAGTATCAACATTTAATATACTAGAAGTTGTTGAATAAGAAGCCGGAATTGTTTGCGTAGGTAAATATGGATTATTTGTAAAAACTTGGTCTGGATTATTATATGGACCATATTTATGACCAGGAGACGCTAATCTAAATCTAATTGAAGTGGTTCCAACTGTACCAGTTACAGTTTCTCCGACTGTAAAAGTACCACTCTCCATTTGAATTTCAATAAGTTTTGGAACAATATATTTGTTCATATCAACATTATCAAAAAACGCATACAATTGCGTCTTTGGTTTTAGTCTTCTTGCTATGAACTCTATGTTTCTAGATCTCATAACATGGATGACTTCTGTGGATACAACAAATGTTCCAAGATTAACTGTGTCAAATCTTTCAGATACTTTATATTGAATACCTTGTCTAGCTTGTTTTGTAGTAGTTAATGTAGTTACATTAGTAAAATTGGTATATTGATCTCTATAAGTAATAGTTGTTGTTTCTGGAATTCCCCTACCTTTTTGGAAACTTCCTCTACTTGTACTTCTACCTATTTCTTGTGTACCTACATGAATACTGCCCATATTTTGTCGGGCAATTTCTTTTGTACCAGTCCAGGTAGTTTCCCAAGCACCCCAATCAATTGGAGATAAACCAGTATTAGTATCAACTCCAAGTTGTTGTATTGTGGTTTCGTAGTTTCCTTCCTGATCTACAGTTTTTTTAGTTCCTTTAGTCTCAATCCAAGTGTCTGTTGCAGGATTTAACTCAATAGCACCAATCCAATTTACAACAGCAAATGGGTTGACATTTTCAATTCTAGTTGCAAAAGTATTTTTTAAGAATTCTACATCAGAATATTTTAAACAAACAATATCACCAACTTTAACAGTATTTGGGTTTCCAAGATCTTTTACAAATCTCAAATCGGCATCTGGATTTGAAACATTGGAAGCACCTATTACTGCTTCAGAACCCAATAGAAGATCTATTGAAGTTGTATAATGTTGAGGCCTGAGTAGTCCTTCTTTTGTATCAATACTACATTTATGTTGAGGATCTCCTAAAGATCCTGCATTTACGGACTTGAAGTTATCTACAAGAAATCCGCACTTAAATCTATCAAGTTGAGTTTGAGAGTCTCTTAATGTTAAATTTTTAGTGTCTGTTTCTAAAAGAGATAGTGAAGTATAGTATTCAATGTTTCTTATTCTATCTTCAAGTTTTGCAATATCTTGCATTCTGTATCTCTTATGAGAAGATAGTTGTACTGTTACATCTCCTATATTATAAACATATGGCCTCATTGTAATTGTGGCTACTTCTAAAGCATTATCAATGATAGGTGGAGCAATAGGAGTTAAAGATGGAACACCTTTAGAAACAAAAAATTCTCCGTATCTATTGAGATATAATTTATCTGTTCTTGCAAGATAATAATCATAGGATAAAAATAGGTTTTTATCCTTGGCAAAATTATAAGGAGTAGAGTTTGTAGCTGGTAAAAATTGTCTTGAAGAAAATTCAAATGGAGAATATGGAGTTATGGAGCTATCATAAGGTGTAACTCTGGGTCTTAAATCAATTACGTCACTTGCTCTGTAAAAACCAATTGCTGGTAACTCAGTAGAATATCTTTCACGATCATATGAACTGACAGTTACAAAATCACCATCATCATTGGGATCTATGTAATAGTGATTATATACTATTTTTAACCTTTTTGAAGGAGGAGTTACTCCAGATTTTCTTCTTAAGGATGAAAAATCTGCTATTTCTAAAGTTTGACCACTTTCAAAAATAAAATCGGAGAGTATATTTCTATCGCCTTCTATCAAAGCACTTATTTCTGCAGTAAGATTTGATTCAATGAATAGAATTTTTTCTCCTGTCACAAAAGTATTTTCATTGATATAAACAAATTCAAACTGATTTGTTCCATTTGTCGCCACAAAATACGCCATAGTATTGCTTGTTTGGCCATATACTATTTCACCTTTAACGGCATTAAGAATATTGGCATTTAAATTAATAACTTCTAATTTTGGTAAATCTGCATCATTCTCATCTGAAGATTCAAAAACACCAGATACAAAAATTACATCTGGAACGTTCAGTGATATTCTTTCATCTTGTACTCTGGTTCCATAATATGGACTATATGATAATCCATCAGAAAGAGTCGTACTTCCTATTCCAGAAGATGTTGTATTAGAATCTCTAATGTCTAAAACAGAACATCTATTATAAATTTTCTTTCTAGATTTAAGTCTTCTTTTTCTTAGAGTAACTGTTAGTGTTGCTGGCCCATTTTGACTTAAATTAACTAGTGTTAGAGTTCTTCCAGAAGTAATTGTAAATTGATTTGAAGTTAATGGTTCAATAGTACCGTCATCAAATACTAAAGAATAATCTTCTTCGTCAAATTGTTCCAAAGTGATATTGGTATCAGTTTCTAAAGTTGCTGTTAATCCATTTGATGCGATAAGTACGGGATATGACTTTCTATAGACTATTTCTCCTTCAGATACATCAATATTTGCAATATTTGAATGTTCTAGTTCAACAAAGAAAAAGGATTGTCTAGTATTTTGTAATGTAGAAATTCCCTTTACTAAATCAGTTACTGTTGTTGTACTGGCAGGCAAATCTCCATCGTTTACGCCAGAAACTGACGGAGTTGATTGAACAGTTATTGTTTTTCCAGAAGCATTAATAGAAGTCACTCTATTAAAAGTTGGAACTGTTTGTCCTGATTTTGTATAAACAAAAATATCTCCAGTGTTTATACCCACTCCAAATGTTGATGCTGAAGTTGTTACTGTGCTTATTCCACCAGACCCTGCAGATATAGTGAAGCTTGTACCTTGAGATGCGAGAGGGATTCCAGTTGATATTACAGTATCCGCAGTAAACGCAGTAGTTGCTCCAACATATCCAACTACTTGTCTTACATCCCCCAAGTTATAATCTCTAACTGCTGTTATTGTTCTTGATACATCTTCTCCATCAATTTTTAGTTGTTCTCCAATTGTGAACGTACCAACTGCTTGGTGCAATACTAGTTGATTTGAATTTGTTACGCTTGAAACCAAGTATCCTGAAGCAGAGCTATTTTTACCTTCAACAAACGCAGGTGTTGATAGAGTTATGGTAGTGTTTAATTGCAAATAAGTATATGTTTGCAAATCAAATGCAGATGTTTCAAATACAGTTGTCTCGTCCGAATATTGGGAGTTTTTTAATTTAAGATCATAAACTCTACCAATTCCGATTGGAATTCCGGAAGGAAGTCCGGGAGTTACAGTTCTTTGTGAATAGAGGGTTACTTGGCTACTTGCACCAAATCCTACCGGAAGAGTTCCATAAACATTATTGACTTCTACCTGATTACCCAAACTAAACGGAACCGTAGTATCTTTGACACTCTCTGTAGTTCTTGGTTTTTCTAAATCAGCATTTACTGTTATAAGAGTATCAACTTCATAACCCTTTACATAAGCTTTTCCCGGAGAAATTTGCAGTGTCAATAATGAATCGGAAGGGGTATTACCCTGTTTTGTCAATTGACCTGGATTATAAACTCCATTATTTCCTATCTTATTATTTAATGACTCTTTAGCAATTATGCTGAAGGGTTTTACATAATAATCTCCAGACTCATCACTAGTTCTTCTGGCTAATTCATCATTTATTAATGTGGCGACCTCTTGTTTTCTAGGAACTTTTTTAACTATTCCATTTTCAATTCTAAGTAATTCTACAAAATTTTCATCATTAAAATCATCTAAAGATTTTTTTATTAATGTTGCTACAATTCTTAATCTATCTGCTCCAGGAGCTGCAAAGTTTGAGAATCCTCTTGCATTATCAAATAGGTCTGTATTAGATTGAGAGGGTACGGCAATATCTTCAAAAATAGATAGTCCAACTCTATAAGAAGGCAAATTACCATACTGATCTAAAATTACTGTTTGGGGAAATACATCTACAAAAAATCCGCGTATAAAATATACACCTTCTTCTATTTTAATAGCAGATCCTGTGGCTGTTGAGTCTGCAATTATAGTAGTTGCAAAAGAAGATTCTAATCTAATAACTCCCAACCCATAATCAATATTTTCTAGAATAAGAAGATTTTCTCCATCTACAAATTTATTGCTTGTAAAATCAGTTTCACTAGAACTTTGATACTTTATATACAATGTATAATTATCATTTACCGACTCTTCACTAGTAATATATCTTTCAATTTTGGCAAAAACTCCGCTTGATTCTCCTTTTATTTGTTTTCCGACCAAAAAATCTAAGTAAGTAGATACCGGAATTCCTAAGTGAGTTGGATCAATCTGAACACAAGTATACTCAGAATCATATGCGGTATTACCCGGAATTACTACCTGACCTTCTTTAAAAAAATGTTTGCCAAACTTTTCAACTTGATTCTGTAGAATAGATTGCAGAGTAGTTAATTCTCTAGCTTGAATTGGAGTTCCTGGCTTAAATAAAACCCTTTGATAATTTCTTCTTGGATCAAAATCATCAAAATATGGGGAAGTGTTTAAGTTAGTATTTTGTGCCATTTCTATTAAAACTCCAATACAATTTTAATGTCTTCCTTTTGATTAGCTGATCTCGGAATAGGTTGCCTATTATCTAAGTAAATAATATCCCCAGATTTTTTATTATACTCAGCAGTAGAAACGCCAGATACAAATTGTTGGCCTAACTGATATATTCTATTATTTATTGTGGTAGTTACGCCACTAAAACCAGAGTTAATTGATAGAGTTGGTCCAACAATTGAAGAACATTCAATTGTTAATCCATATCCAACATCTGGATTAGATGTGAATGGGATAATTTTAAATCCTGTTTCACTTGAAGCTAATCCGGTTGGTTGGTAATATTTTAATACTCCTGTTATAGAATCCCAAGAAGCTACAAATCCAATAGCAGTTGATCCTAAACCTACATTTTGTTTAATAACAGAGTCAACTGCATATGTTGTATTAGTAGTTACTCCAGATAACTTTAAAGCATTTAATCCACTAACTACCGATGAATCTAAAAGTTGAACATTGCTTCCAACTATTGTTGGATTTTTTAATATTCCAACCCTAGCAAAATCATTTCCAAGAATGATATCTGGGTTACTTTCAAGAGTTTCATATCTAGAATAGAGTAATACTCTATAAGCACCCAATTCTCTATAAACATCATATCCATGACCTCCTTTTGGAGGAATAATGACATTGAAAGATGCTATAGAAGTGGTTCCTATTCCAGTATTACTTAATTGACGAAGAGGCCCATTTGTTTCAGACCCAGGAGCTCCTGGATAAAATTGCACTGTTCCATATGTGTACCCTTTACCGCCATCCGTAACAAAAATCTCAGAAACTTTACCAAAAGAATCAATAGTTATTGTGGCCTTACCACCAGAACCATCTCCCAAAATTGGGACATTTGAGAACGATGTTGAAATTGGTTGGTAATTGGTGCCCCTATTATTAATTAAAACTACTTCTATTTTTCCGTCAACTGCATTGCTTTTAGTGGAAATGGATTCGCCGGTATTACCCCAATTATCAGGTACAGGAATATATTCAATAGAATCAAATTTAACTATTTCTGTAGGTTTAATTGTATACAAATACTTCCAAATATAACCATCCCCACTAGCTCCTGCAGCTCGTGCTTCCAAGTCAATAAATGTTGGTTGATCAAAGGAAGGTCTTCCTTTTGGATTTTCCGGATCACTTCCATTTTGCAAACAAATATAAACTCTCAAGTCTTCATTTATCACATAGTAATTTGCTTCATATAATCCGGTCTGAGAAGTAACGGGTGTTGTATTAAAAACACTATAGTCATGTCTATACATTTCATAAGTATTTCCTGCAACCCATTCTACTTTTCTAACTAGTCTTCTTACATCTTGATTTGTAATTTGTTTTAATGATATTATACTTTCTTTAACTTGATATTCTTCTTTAAATCCATCTAAAGGAGATGGAGTATTAGTATTCCAAGTTGGAGATCCTCCGGCAGCCTCGTTATTGCTGTTAGGCAATCCAATAAAAGTATAATATTTATTTGACGTGTCACCTACACCAGAAACACTTTTTACAAAGTTCTCAGCATTTAGTATTCTAAATTGATCCGATATAATGGCGGGCATTTTTTAATAGACTCTTTTTTACTTATTTAGTTATGTTTTATTGACTTGTGATATTTCTGGTTCTTAAGACTTTTGGAGATGTTGATAATCCCGAAATTCCATTGTCATTAAATACCTCAAAGGTTTTTGGATTGCCCAAAATTCTATTTTGATAATCATATATTTTGGACCAACTATATCTTCCATAATATCCACTCGTATTAATTCCAGTATTAAATTCACCTCTAGGATAAATGATCACATAGTCATCTACCATTGGGGCAACATTACAAGTTACTGTTACTATGCCCAAAGAAGGTGAGGTTACCTCTTCAACAAGATATATTCCATCTAAGAACTGCGTTGCTACTCCAACGACAGAGGTTGGCATATTTGAAACACCTCCAAGAACAGTTGATATTCCTATTAAGTTTCCACCAGTTTCAATATTACTATCGGTAATAACAAAATAATCTCCTTTGGATAGTTGACTGTTTGTAATTCCAAAAATATTTAATGATGAATATCCAATTCCTAGTGTACTATTATCATATTGTTCAGATTTCAATACAAAAGAAATCTTAGGCGTGGTCGTTCCAATTCCAGGGGTTCCACTAATATATGTTAGTATTCCAACTATAATTCCATGATCCCCAACAACCTTAACGGATTTTACTAGTTCGGTTGAATAGTTATCTATTTCAACTAAAACTGGCGGCGGATTATTAGAATCATATCCAAATCCAGGATTTAAAACTTCTATAGATGTAACAGAACCGTCAGTTATACTAGAAATTGCAGTGGCTCTATTATAAACAGGTTCTGCATATATTGCAGTAGCTCCAGAACCAACCATAACATATCTTCCATCTGGACCTAAAGTGTCTACAAAAACAAAGTCTTTAATATTATTTGGTTGTAAAGTATCTCTATAAATCCAATTAGATAGATCAAAAGAATAATATACATCTCCCGTTGATATTGTTGCAACGAAAAATCCATAGTTATAGTAGATGTTTGTGATGTCACTTGTTCCCAAATTATTTGAGACAATGTTATACGTTGTTCTACTAGTTGATTCCAAAATTATTCCTGTGTTACCAACTACAACAAATCTTCCATTAGCATAAATCACTTTGTTTAAGTTGTTACTTACAGGTGAACTTACAAATTCCCAAATAGCTCCATTATTTGAAGTTCTAATGACACCATCATTTCCAACTGCAACATAATAATCTGCACCGAAAGAAACACTATTTAAATCAGATAAAGTTTCAGAGTATCTATTAACAAATACATCAGTAGTTACTCCAGTTGCAACAAATATAGAGCCTCCAGCGCCAACAGCAACCCAACTATTAGCGACACTGGAGTAAACAACTTGATTGAAAGTTCCAGTATATCCGCTACTTACTCTACTTACTGCGCCAAGACCAGGAATAGTAAACTCTTCTTCTAAAGGAATTTGATCCCAAGAAGAAACAAAAGTTCCATAATCTACAGCCTTAACGATTTGACCAAGATTTCCAACAGAAATTAATAGATTACTTGTGCCTATACCAACAGATTCAATTGAATTAAAGTTTGAAGTTTGACCAAATCCAATAGTTCCAACATGCCAAGTTATTCCATCAATACTTTCTGCATAGGTTGAATTATTTCCAACGGAAACAAGTTTATCATTATATTTTACAGAATTTAAAGTTGATGTAGTAGATAATCCAGATATAGTAGTCCAATTAAAAATAGGATCTTTTTGAGTAATGAAAGTTTCAGAAATAGTTACTTTTGGAGATTGTGTGTTGGCATATCCAACACCGCCACTCAAAATATTAATGGAAGAAATTGAAGATGATGAAGAAACTGTGGACTCAACTAAACATGATTCAATAGTTCTATTTTCTAATATAAAGATATCTCTAATGTCTTCAGAAAGAGAATCTACATCAGTAAATAGTGGATATGCATTGTCTACATAAATTGCAGTATCATCTGGTTCAATTTTTTTAATTACTGTTGCATAAGGTCTTATATTACTCTTTAAACTTGGTCTAGATTTTGGATAGAGTGTACCACTAATAACCGTATCACTAATTTGTTTCTGCCAAGTAAGTGGTCTAATTCTTGTAGGATCAGTAATAATACCAACAGAATAATAATTAAAAGTTTCTAACTGATCTGAAGATGTAATTTTCTTAACTACTCTACCGAATTGAGAAACATCAAAAAGATCCAGAGGATTTTCTTGAATTGTTATTGTATCTCCAGGTTTAATTGTTTTTGGTGGATCTACCAATTCAACATCAAGAGAAGATCCTCTGTAATACAATACCACACACTTTGATCCACTCTTTGGAGCTTCACGGAAGACAACTCTACTTCCGGAGAATGTATATGATGTTCCAGGAACTTGTAATGTATCATTTATATAAATGAAAATATTATTAGTTATATTTAAATCTGTTCCATCGGGAACCCTTAGTCCTAAAACGGTTTTGACACCATTTAAAGTTGTTGATAGTGTAAATTTCTTTCTAAATCCATTAAAGAATTGTGAAATATCATCAAACTGGATAAATTGTCCAGGATAGAATCCGGAGAAACTATCAGTCTGAACTTCTTCAACTGTTAGAACAAATGGCTCATATTGTCTAAATGTTACCAGGCCACCTTGAGTATAATAGTGTGGAATTGTAGAAATAGATCCAGCCAAGACTGTAAATTGATCTGTAGATCCTACAGAAATGACTCTAAATTCTCTAGCGCCATCAGAACTATCATCTGTATATCTGAGTACCCTTTGCATTGTTGGTACTTTCTTTGTATATCCGCCGCCATTATAATAATGAACGATGGTAGAAATTCCTGCTAAAAATTCAAATTCTGTTGAACTATTAACTGCAGTAACTGTAAAAGTGTACCCATATTGTGAAGTTCCATCGGGGAATATTGTTGTAGTCAAACCAGCATAAGCAGAATTGCAAGTAAAGGCCAAACCAGAAAGAGTAATTTTATCTCCAACTTCAAATTCATGATCGGATGAAGTGGTGACTGTGGACAATCCAGTTGATTGATAGTAAGCAAAAGTACTAATTCCAATCTCTGGCCAACCTTCAAACACATGCGTAATTGTTGAAATACCGGCATTCATGGTGAATGTTGTACCACCAATAGAACTCAATACAGGGAATACTAGTCCATAAGAAGATGTACCATCTGGGAAGATTGTTGTAGTAACACCTGCATGTTCTGCAGCGCACGAGAAAGGTAAGTTGAATAGGAATACTTCATCACTGGTTTGATTTGCAGGCACATCATTTCTTAATAATCCATGAGGAGAATAAGTAACAACTGTACAAATTCCACTAGCCTCATCATAAGAGAATGTTTGAATACCGACCTCATCATAACCACAAGTAAAAGCGATTCCTGTTAAAATTACATTATCATTTTCATTAATATTATGAGATGATGTTGTAGTAACTGTAGTTATTCCTGTTATGTTATCATATTCTACATTAGAAATAATTAAAGAGTCTCCTCTAAAATTTCCGCCAGTTGGTATTCCTATTGGTGTTAATTTATCACCGACTTTATATCCAACTCCAGGAGAATCAAACTTATAAGTAGTAATGCTAGATGCCATACCAACATCAACAGTAATTTTAGCGTTTTGACCTACTCCAGAGGTTCCACCAGTATAAGATAAGGTCAAATTACTATATCCCGTTGGTATTCCAATAACAACAACAGGTAGAGAAGTTGTTGTATATCCACTTCCTGGATTCACAATTGTAAATCCAGTAATTGTTCCCGCTGCACTGACTGTTGCAGTAATACTTGCACCAGTTCCAATAGTAGATGCAATACTGACAACAGGTGCGGATCTATAACCAGATCCACCACCAGTAAGGACAATATCACTGATAGTTCCGGCAACAGAAACCACGGCTGTTGCTGCACCAACTAATCTTGGTTCATATCCGTAACTACTAGATACTCCGACTTTTGAAATTTTTCCAGCACTTGGAGTGCCAGATAAAAATCTAACAACGTTTACTCCACTACCATCTACAGTATAGTCACTTGTTGGGTTTTGGAATACATTATTAATCAGGATAAATGGATTATTATTAATTTCTGTATTACTATTGACGTTATTAAATATTGTATCTGTGGTTTGACCTTCAGATTTTAATGTAAATTCTGTGGCAGCAATTCCAGTAAATGACAAAGATATATCATCAAATATTATATTTCTATCTTTGGGTGTACTTGGATCAAATCTTCTACTAAATACTCTTCCACCAAATATAGATCCAGTTTCAAGTCCAACTGGTCCAATTTTGCCATATGGAGCAGTATCAAAATAGATTACATCACCAACAATATTATAGTTACCAGTCAGAACTGTAGCTGATGATCCAACTGTATGAGAAGTCGCAACTGTACCAAAATATCCTCTAATTACTTCTATTTGATTTGAAGAAGTTATTCCAATAGTTTTGATAGAAAGAAGTTCATTGTTAACATTAATTATATCACGACTGTTTAATGAAGAAATTCCTGAAGATATACTTAATATTGTTGTTGATGCTGTTGAAATACTTGAGGCAAAAGAAACTTCTAATGATTTTCTGGCTAAAGGTTTCTGTATAACACCATCTATTGTAATTACACTGCTGGGGTTTGGATCTTTATATGATAAAGAGTGGGTTGCCGTTCCAACATCCTTTAAATTTAAAAATACACTAGTTGATAATCCTGAAAGTTTAAATTGATTATCATTCAATTTAAATACAAATACAGTTGATGGTAGATCTTTAGTACCCAACTCAAGGGGAGTAAAGGTCAAATCATCTCTAGAATCTAGTCCACCAATATAAGTACCTGCTATTGAAATTATAGAATTTGAATTGTATCCAGAACCACCATTTATAACCTTTACATAATCAATTTCACCATCATTGTCTCTAGAAACATTAAATGCAGCTCCAGTTGCATCTGAAGAAGGTACTCCAAGATAACTTTGATTTGATTCGGATGTCAATACTGTTGGTCCTGTTGCAGAAACTACAAAACTCAAATCATTTGTTGGGGTTGTTCCACCCATATAGGTTCCAGCAATGGACACAGTTTCTCCAACAGAATATCCGCTTCCACCCTTAACTAGGACAATTGATGTTGACAGTGGTTGTCCGGTAGATACACTATATGTAATATTAACGGTAAATTCTGCATCCGTTCCGGTTGTCCCATTACCAACTGTCTGCACATATTGTTTAAACGATGGACCAACTGGAGACAATACGGTGGAAACGCCAGTTATTGAGGTTGTTAATGATGAGGAGTACCCATTTTCTAAGATTGCAGTTCCACCAAATTCATGCACATTTAATAATGATGTAACTTGTCCAGAGACATAGGAAGTAGTTGCAATACCAACTGGCGTTCCACCCTCATATGCATAAAGCAATTCTTGTCCAGATTGATAATTATGATTTTCAATCGTAAAAGTATCAGTATTAATATCAATTGAACTTCCACTAAACACATGTTTAAACAAAGAAACTCCTTTATTTTTTAATTTAAAGGTAGTCAGACCAACTACTGATCCACCTCTAGTTAATGAGGGATATGTTAGTTCTGGAGCAAACTCTGTTCCCAGTCCAATAATTGTAGTTATAATTCCTACATAATTTCCAATTGCAGATCTCACATCTGCACAATCTGCAGTTCCATAATTTTCTGTTGGTATTCCAGCCAAACTACTGTTACCAATTGCAACTGTTAAAATCCCAACCAAAGTATCAACATTTGTCTGAACATCAACACAAGAAGAAGGATCCGTATTAAATCCTGTTATTGGGTCTGCAGTGATGGTAAGATCTTTAACATATAATTGGTTTGTTATTGCCTGTTTAATATAGTTCTTTGCACTTTCAAAAGCATAAACTGATTCAGATTCTTCTCCTAGAAGGCCCGTTGTTAAAGCTGCTCCTGCTCCAGTAAAATATTTCTTAGTTGAATAAACTATATGTTGATTAGTTCCATAAGCTAAGTCTTGAGCAACTGCATCAACAATATAACCAAGATCACGATAACACTTATTTCCACCAGTTGTGTAAGTACCAACATTTATTGGTGGTAGAATAGATGTAGTTCCTGCAGAAATAACTGCAGTAATGATTCCAACCAAAGTAGTAACATTAAGTTGAACATCAGTACAAGCAACGAGAGAAGTGTTTAGTACGGTAGCTCCAACGCCATAAGTAGCTGCTGCAGAAGTAATTCCCACATCTTTAACGGACAATCCATTTCTTATGGCAGATCTCATGAGATCCCTTGCCTGACAGAAAGCAAAAATTGATTCTGCTTCTTCTCCAACTAATCCATTGGTGATTGGAATTCCATTATTAAAATATTGGAGAGTAAATTGTCTAGAGTAATTATTTCCTCCAGTAAATACATCAATAGAAACCGCATCAACGAAATACCCCAAATCCCTCTTACATTTAGAGATAGTAGTAGAGATTCCAGGATAGATTGAAAGTGTATTTGACCATGCAGTATCAATAATTTCCTGTCTATTCAATTGAATTAATCTATATCCGTCATAATATCTGGATCTTTCATTAGTTTGTGCATCACCGGGGAAATAAAAATCGGGGAACCCAATGCCAACAGAAGCTAAAGACTTATCTAATATTTCTCTTTTATTTGCAAGAATTAAATTTCTAGAATCTTTATATCTATTGAGATCCGGATTAAGAGGATCTGGAATTAAATTGAAATTAAACTCTTGATCAACCGTTGTTTGGTATAAAGTTGGTGGGCTCTGATTGTTTATAACATATTGACTCAAGAATTTTACATAATTATATGCAAATAATGTCTCTTCAGTCTCATTACTTACATATGAGACTCCGGCATCCCAATAGTATATTCCAGCCTCAACTGATTTGTTGTTAGAATTGTACTTAATGTCATGAGCTACTGCATCAACAATATAACCAACATCTCTTTTGCATTTTTCTTGGTTATAAGTTGTACTTAATCCAATATTTGGATAATTAAACTCAACAAAAGCTACAACTTCTGATTGAATAAATTCTCTATTTAACTTCAATAAATCAGAAGCATCAGCAAACCTTCCTCTTAAATACTGTTCGGAAGTTCCATCAAATTGATCACTAATATCATCAACAGAAATAACTTTGTTTGTCTTATTAAGAATGAAAGAACTTAGATCAACTCCTTCATCAAAAAATACATTTTGAGTAGACCCGTCTGGAGCTAACTCTTCTTCGTAAACTCTAGCAAAATTTTTCTTGGTATTGAAAGAGGCTTTTTCATCAATATTAAGGAAAGTAAAAGAGTCTGTTGAATTTAATCTGGGTTTCATGTCTGTTGACTTTGCAATACCCAAATTTACTTCATTTACTGATGGTGTAGTAAACACCTCCAGATCAGAAAACTCTTTAAATCCAGAAGGATGAACAATAGATCTTACAGATTCTCTCCATACATCGTAGGGAATATTGCCTTTAATAGAATATGAAAACTTCTGATAGTAGAAATTATCAGATATTCTTTGAGAATATTCATTAAGAATTCCAGAAGAAAGGTCTACCGATGCTGTCTTATCTCTTGAAACTCCAAGAGTCGCAAATAAATTGAATTTATCAAAATATTCAACTTTACCCGTAATTTTGGAGGTCTCTCCAAAAATTGAATCTCCAATTGTTATATCGCCAGAAACATTTTTCAATCTCATTTGATTTAGTTGGCCATCCCAACCATTTTCCATTATTACACCAGAAAATCTTGGAGAAGAAATTTGTTCATTTGAAAGATAATTAACCCCATCTTTTAATACCATTTCAAAAATTGGCATGTCATTTTTATTAATAACAACACCCAAATTAAATTCATCACTATAAGTACCAAAAGTACCGGTAGAAATACCAGTCATATCATAAGTCACAGTATTATTGACGGTATTTACTCCAACAACATCAAAGAAAGAATAATCATAAGATGAAGAATTATAATTGGCTCTTTCAGAAGTAGCATCAGTTAATCTACAATTTTCTATAAAAATTTTATCTCCAACTTTGAAAGGATATACATAATCTGTTTTTCCAAATCCAGTGGGTAGGAACGGATTTAAACCAGCTATGTTTGACAATTCTAATGTTACAAAATCACCGGCTACTGAAATTGTGTCAATATCATATCCATTTGAATTGAATATTGAAATAATTTCAAGAGGTTTAGCTATAGAAGTAGAATTTTTAATAACATCCACGGATGTTATAGATCCTCCAGAAATATTTGCGGAAAGATCAATTCCATTTGAATTATTTCTAATTAATAATTTTGGTGGACTATTATATCTTCTGCCACCAGTAGTTATACCAATATAGTCTATAGTTCGGATATCTTTAACACCAACAACTGTTGGTACACTTAGAGATGGAGAAAGAGTTGGGTCAGTTGGATAATCAAATCCATCTTTAACTCTCGTAAAAGTTTCAACCCTACCAATATTTGGAGATATGAGTTTTATAACTGCATTTGATCCCAACGCACTCTTGATTTTCCTTACCCTAGGAGTTTTCTTATAACCTCTACCGGGGAAATTGATTTTTAATTCTGATATAGGTCCTAATGCAGTGAGGGAAGTCGTTTTATATGAAAAATTAGTTAGATTTTGAATTAGTATTTGTTTTTCATTATATGATAACTTTTTATTATTAAAGAAGGTAAATGTATTATCATCGGTAACACTATTTACAATAAACTTGGTATTAAGTTGGTGATTTATTATAGTAATTTTATTATTTGATAGTACATCTTTATCAGTAGATATTTGTTGCTTACTTTGTTGTGAAGATCCCTTAGGAATTAAAGTGTAGTATATTGGGAAAAACTGATCGGAAAGGTCCAAAATAACTTTGGAGCCAGCAGATCCAGGAATTCCTTCTCTTTCAACAAAAAATCCAGTTCTTTCATTAATTTTTTCAACAAAATTTACATCATAAAAGAATTGTAAATCAAGGTTTGAGAGACTATCATCAGATAAGTCAAATTCTATTTTTGTTGTTCTTACACAACTGATTTGTGGATTGATAAAATACAATCTATGATTAGAACCACCCAAAGAAGAAAATGTAATAAAATTGGAATCTTGTATGTCCGATCTATATTGACATAATTTTATTTTATTAAAATCAGTTTTTATGACATAGTATATTCCGTAATGAGAAAGACCATTTATTGGATATTGAGATTGATATACAACTTTGTCTCCAGTTTCTATATTACCGGTGTAAGAAGAGATATCTATTGAACTATCTTGTAAAGAAATGTCACCATCCGTAAATGAAACTTCTCTCATTAAAACTTTTCTATTTACATCATCAAAGAGTACTTTTACAATTTCATTATATTCAGTAGATACATTGAATTTTATTATATCTCCGACTTGTAGATTATGATTTGACGTAGTTGTGACTACTCCTAATGTTTTTTGTGAATTTCCAGTAATTCT